TGCACAAATTCAGTTGAATATCCAAAGTCTTGTGCTAAATCGTGAAATGTATTTTCCCCACTTACCCAAAAATCTTCTATTGGATTAACCCCATAGACAGGGTGGTTTCTACCAATCACACCAAATGTAAAATCCCATCTACCTTTATTAATTCTATACCTACTATCAACAGCAATGTACTCTAAGTTTCTAGCTTCATCATTTTTCATAGCTATTTTAGTAGCACATTTGCTACCTAAATATCTAATCCACACATCTTGGTTAGTAAATTTTTCACTACGACTACGAATAAAAGAGTAATTAAATAAATACTCCCACCCATTATTATTACCAATAGTAGTATAATCGCCCACGCTTTGCTCATTACCATAGTACCACGTTTTAAGCTTTTGCTCATAGTCAAATCTGGCGATTTTTCTAATCCCAATTTGGAAAGAATAGTCATATTCGTTAATTTGCGTTGTTTCTTCATAACCTTTATTTATTGCTATATAATCTTGTTGCTCTACCATACTTGTATTCATACTCATAGAAGTATAGAATGTAGCGTACTTAAAGAATTGTCCATAACAAGTTGCTAAACCTATCATAAAAAATATAAGTAAAGCGTATATGTATTTACTCGCGTCCATTACAATATCTTTGTATAAGCGTAAGTAACATAAACATCACAAGACCACCCACCACCAAATCCCCCACCATCTGTCCAACAAGTAAAAGATGTATTAATTATTGATGTATCTTTAACAGGTGCGCGTGGCGCACCTTGTGCGTGAACAACATAAGAGCAATCAGTTGTTTCACTATTCATAACTCTATCTATTTTTGCCCAATAATCAGTAGATGAAGGGGGGGCAAAACCAAAGAACAAATCGTTAGTAGACGCTTCTGTTGTTGATGCGTATGTACATAAAACTGTAACATTAAATATCGTAGGCATATAACCACTTAATGCACCTATTAATGTCTTTGGTGTAGACTCTAATGCTAATACTTCTGCATTACTTAATGAGTATTTATCTGTTTGAATTACAAATTTGCTATCTAGCTTTTTTGATGTTCCTGCTGTACTTCCTGTGGTGTCGTTGACATCCACAATCATATATAAATCGCCACTACCCGTTTGTTCCTCTAGGGCTGTTTTGTCTGTTAATCGTACGTTTGCCATTGTTTAAATAGGTTTTTAATTTTTTAATATTCTTTTGTCTTTCCTTGACTTTCTTTTTGGTAATCATATTAGCAACAAATAGTTATCCCTGCACCTTGCACAAAGTTCTTCATTTTATTACTCATTGGTGCTACATCAAGATTTAATCCAGCGTAGTAGTTTTGCGTAGTAGGACTTAAATCGCCCTCTGAAGTTTGATTAGTTGAGTATTCAGGAAAGCTAGATGTATTACTTGTAACGTAATCTATTAATCTTTCTCTATAAAATTCTGCTTGGTCCATAGAAGCATTTATAAGTGGTTTTAATTCTTCGTGGGAAACACTACTACCTTGTTCACTATTCATTGTTACAATAGCATTATTGACCATTCTTAAACGCAAGAACGGAAGTACAGTTGCGAACGAAAATTGCACCAAAGCAGGTTGGATAAAAGTTTGCAATAAGGTTAAATAATCTCCAGCTAAACTACTACCTTGAATATCGCTAATAAGTTTATTCGTTAAATCAGTTCCTAGTATTGGAAGTATATATCTATCTTGTGCCATTAGAATATATGGTAGTAAAAGGTTAGCGTCTACCGAAGAGCCTAAAGCTGAATCTTTAATTAATCTATCTGTGCTTATAAATAATGTGTGTTGTATTGCCATAATTTTTAACTGTATTTACCTCTTGTTGGTGTGTTAATAGGTGCGATAGTTGGAGATGGTCCTTTCGGCTCTTGTACTTTTATCTTTTTCCAACTAGAAGCAAACCGACCACTACTAACCTCTTTCAAGAAACTTCTTTTAAACATATCTAAACTACCATTTGGTAAATAAGCACCTGCCTTATATGTCTTTCCAGCTATGGTAACTTCTGACCCTTTTGGTACTCTTTTTCTTACAAAGAATTTTCTTACGAAATAATGATGACAGTACACTCCGCCTTTCCATTGAAAAATGTCGTATGTACTAGCACCTCTTTTTCCAAACCCTTTATTAACAGACAAATTTGAAGCCTGTTTTAAATTATTAATTGTGTATAATGTTCCACCTTTACTTAGGCTAACCATTTGCTTACAAAAACTTCTACTATCTGAAGCTATATTTTGTGAGTATCTATACAATACTCTTATAAATCCTGCGTTACTATCACTATTAGGGCTATCAGGATTTGATGGTATTTTTGAAGCATTAGCAAATTCATAATGTTTACTTAAATGCTCATTGCTAAATTGCTCAAACTTTTGTTCTGTATCTGAATTTCCATCTTCTACATCAGCCTCTCCTAATTCAAACCACTCATCTAAGTCAATTTCTGTGCTTTCTAAATTTGACAATAACACTTTTCCACTATCTTCTGATAATTCACTAAATTCTTTTTTTATTTCCTCTCCCGTATCTATTCCCTCTTTCTCTTGCTCATCTTCATCTAATTTACCTACATTTTCTAAATCTATGAAATCAGCTGGTTTAAGCGTTTTAAAGTATAAATCAAGGTTTATATCATTTGCGTGGAATATTGGCTCTAAACCGCTTAAAAGCGTGTTCTGGAATGGTTTAATCACAGTATTGTTAAATAAACTGTAGCTATCTCGTAGTTCGTCAGCATTATTACCAAATCCACTACCATCTCCTTTTACGCCAAATAATAAAGGGCTTGTAATTCTATTTCCCGTTAAAATTTTTCTAGTTGTTTCTTGTGCTAAGAATTGATATTTTTCAGAACTATCATTTGCGTTTAAAGGTATTATTTCAGGTGCAGTTTCTTTTCCGTCATTGAACGTTAAAAGTATCTTACCTGCGTTTCCACTACCACCAAATTTGGCATTTATTTGTCTTTCAATAGTTCTTCTTTCTTCTCTTGTTGGTATTCCGTTAGCCATATTTATAACTAAACTACTAAACATACCTGATTTAATATTTGATAAATGGAACTGTGCTATCTCCATATCTAATTGTATGTAGCTTGTACTACCTTGATAATCAGGCGTAGAATAGTAATAGCTTCCTGGAGAATAATCTTTAATACACAATACTTGGTTAGCGTCTGACCTGTCTTTTAAATCAAACCCTTTATAGTATCTAGGTTTATTCTTTCTGGTGTTTGACCAATCAGATGAATAGTAATAATCATTAACCTTTCCATAAGCGTCAGCTTTTCCACTTCGCATATATTGTGCTGGTATGTGCCTTATCTCAATTATCTTTGTTCTAGGTCTATTCCATATTGTATTAACATAACACATTCCAAATAGCTTTAAATCAAATGCTAGGCACTTTAAAACATCTTTAGATGAATTATGTAGCAATCCATTTAACGCTAACCAACCCTCTTTTTTATTATCGCTTTCTTCTCTATCCGTAGCGTCTAATCCCTCTCCATAAATCATAGCACTAACACCTTTTATTATAGCGTTGTTTATACTACTACCATTATATAATTCCAATAAGTATTGAGGGTATAAATTGTCATCTCCAAATTGAATCCAATCTCTATTAGGTTGTTCAGTAATAGTAGGCAGATTATATTCTGCTAAATGTACTACCGATATATTGTCTTGTTTCTTTTTCATTATGTAGTATAATTAGGTGTCCAAGTTTGTACTCCGTATTCTGCATCCCTTTTATCATCTGCTTCCAAAGGTAAACCATAGGTACTAATATCAGTAGATACTAAATCATTACTATTGTATTCTGTATAATAACTATAAGGTGCTTGTAAGTTAGGTGCGTCTGCTTCCCTTGTTACGTTTAATAAGCTAGTCAGTTCTGGTATTTCTGTTAAAGCAACAATACTAGAAGCCACTCTTAAAGAGTAGTCGCTTCTATAATAGTATTTAATCTCATACATCTCAGGACTTGGGAGAACTATTTGTGAAGCCAATCTGTAAGATGAAGAATCTACATTAGCTGCACCACTTGTGTTAGAGTTAAAAACAACTACCTGTATTAATGAATACCTATCGTTTATTGTATAGGTAGGATTGGTGTAATCTGCATTAGATGGTTTAGCAATTACAGTTCTTTGATAATTGGTATTAAGCCCTCTGAATTTTAATAGTATGAAGTTATCCGTAGGCAAATCTACATAAGATTTTAGATTCTCATATAAACTTAAAGTTGTTCCAACTACTGAAGAACTTGTTATATTAAACTGATACATATATTTTATTAATATATTCTGTTGCTATTTGTTTTTTTTCTAATTCTGTTTTAGCTTCTTTCATTTTTAACTCAAACTCTAAAGCCACATCTTCTTTGATTTTTACTTCTCTACTCATTTGCACCTATAAAATCTAAATCATCATCTATCTTAACTTCTTTTACTTTTACTTTCTTTTTTGGTTTAGGAGTATCGTTTGTAAAATATTTAGACCTCACTTCCTCACTTAAATTATTTACCTGATGAGGTTGTAATTCTCCATAAGCCAAATTCATATTGATTGGTTTAAAATCTTTGTATTGTTCTTTTACTTTCCAAGCCATAATTAGTTATTTACTATAAATATAAAACACTAGATATTGTTCACAGATTGTATCTTTTATTAAAAATATTTTATGTTTTTCTTTGTAGTATTAAATTTTTTTTATATATTTGATTATTATTAATCAAAACAAAAAAGATTGCAGGGGAGTCGTGGAACTTCAGGTGGGGGATAAAACCTATACTATTGAGAGATCCTCAGAAAAGTATGTTAAGAAACTCAAAGGAGAGGTCACCAACGA